TCATGCTGGATGGCAGCATGAGCGGAGGATTGACCTGGAAGTCAATGGCCTGCGCCTTGCGCATGTGCTCAAACTGCAACTGCTTGATGCCGCCAAGGGCACGCATACCTGGGCAGTTTGAGCCGTAAATGTCGTTGCCAGACACGTGCCATCGCGGTGCAATCACGGGGAACTTGAGGAAGCCACCTTCGTGCATCACCAGGTCGCTGTTCGAACCTTCCTCGATCACGACATTGCGCCAGGGCATATTCTTGGCATCTAGCTTTCCCGCATCCATATGCCTGCGTGGTTCAATCAATTGCTGGACACGCACCCAGCCGTCTACGTTGTTTTGGTCCCATAGGTTTTTCACGCTGGGCGAAACCTTGGACCAGTCCCAAGATCCAGACTTGGCTTTCAGTGGCGGTCCGCCTGCCACGTACTTCTCGACGATCTGGCCCACCGTCATCTGCAATTCACGTCCCAGGCTATCCACCTGGTTCTTCGAGTTCGTGCCAAGCGTGTATTCACCGATGGTCATAGGCGTGTGGTGGATCACGTTGTCAAAGTCTGGCAACACGATGGACGCAGCCACGCCATACGCCCCCAGTTCCTCATACATGGAGTGCAGCGTGTTGTAGGTATTCGAACGGGCGAACACCATAAGGATCAGGCGCGTGACCTTGTCGCACCACAAACTTACCTCTGCACTCTCCATCAAATCAGGATCGGCGGTTTCAATGCGCACCCATGGGCGGGCTGGGCTGGTCTGGCCGTACTGCATACCTGCGCCAAGCGTCGTCAGCGCAGCCGTGGCGGTGTCGTCTAGGATGTCTTCTTTGCGACCGCCTTTGTTCTCGTCGGTGGAGAAGAATCGGCCAGTGCGCGGCAACAGAACGGAGTTAATTTCCTTCCATTGGCTCATCCAACTTGAGCGCTCCAACTTGAGCGCAGCCAGGCGGCGCGTTACGGCTTCACGTGTCGTGAGATTCATTACTGACCCAACAATGTCGAGGTGCCGAGGTTCAATCCACCGGTGGCCACGCCTGTGCTACCCGTCAGGAGCGTGCTGGAATTACCAGACAGCGCACCAGCCGCACTAGCAGCCGATGCATTTTTATTCAGCAAGGCCGCTCGATCTACGGTGTTGGCTTCTTGCGGTCGATCAGCCTGCGTGAGTGGCGCTACGGTCGGCGCTTTGGGTGCTTTTGGAGCCAGAACTTTCGAAGCTACCGCGCCAATACCGGCTGTGATCAACCCGGTACTGACGGCGCTTGCTGTAGCTGCTGACATACCAGCACCAATAAGCGCTGTTTCAATTCCCATGGATCGGCCCCTTTTGGCCGACCCCGCAGTCGGCTATCGTTTGAAAGTGAACGGATTGTGGGAGCGCGGCGGGCTCTTATGTATCCCAGCCTTGGACACCGGATATGCAAACGAGAGCGCAAGCGCATCACCCCGGCCAGGTGACGGCAAGCCCCGTGCCTTCATATCCTTCTTGCTTTCCAACTGGATCTTCCCGTCCGCACGGAATACGGTTTCCGGACCGATCAGATCCTGATACAACACGTTGTCCTGCGGATTGATAGCCCCACCTTGCTTTAGCCAGTCGCGCGAGCCCTTCCACATCTCCGCCCGCTTGTTGATGCACCCGATGTCTGCACTGGCTTCGGCGAAGAACACAAGCTGCCAGGTGCGGCCCATGGTCTTGCCAGCCGAATATATGCCCGTGCCGTATCCCGCATCTATGAAGACCGCGTCAGCCTTGTGCTCCACCTCCAGCCGGGCCAACTTGTCGGCAATCACCATATCGTTATCGTTCTTCGGCACGGTGTAGAGGATGTCGAAGCGCAGGCCCTGGCGCTTGCCAATCACCAACTCGTCGTCACCCTGCCATGCAGGATCACAGGTAAGGATCACGGGAGCGAACTCGTACTGACTCTCATGCAGATGCACCGCCCGAGCCTTGTCCACGTCATCCGTGCCAATGAACTGGCTGACCGACATGCTTGGGAACATGCCCCGAATGCGCACCTTGGCGAAGTCGGAATCCTCGCCGTAGGTGGCAATCATCTCGGCCAGCGCGGCCTTGTTTGTGCCCTCTACCGTGCGGCTGTCGATCTGGCGTGTCTTCCACAAGTGCCGGTCACGCCGGAAACACTCGCGGAACCGGCCTGTGTTTCTGGTTGGATTACCAAAAACCAACCAGATGATCTCGGTGTTCTCGTCGGTCAGTACCCCTTCTGCGACTTCCCACACCTTGTCAGCAATGGCGGAGCCCTCATCCATGATCATGATGATGCGGCTGCCCTGGTTGTGCAGACCAGCAAAAGCCTCGGTGTTGTTCTCGCTCCAGGGCGTGGCATCCAAGCGCCATGACTTTTCTGCCGTCGTGTCATTGGAGTAGATTGACGTAGCAGTCGGCTTCCACCAACTGGCGTTCTCTGCCATGCGGAACCACTTGCCAATTTCTGGCATGGTTTTTGTCTTTAGCTGGCCGTCGGTGTTGGCCGTCACCACGATGCGCGTGTTTGGGCATGTAGATAGGCCCCATTCGCAGATCATGCCAATCAGGGCCGACTTGCCAATCCCGTGACCTGACGCAATGGCTATACGCAGTGGTTGCTGCCTGGTGGCGGGGTCAGACAGGTGTGCGCCAATGTCATTTAGCGTTTCAGCCTGCCAGGTACGCGGGCCAGCTTGGTGCTCCAAAGGCGTGCCAGCCTCCCCCCATGGATATGCCGCTTGCACCCAGCCAAGAGGATCAGCGGCGTGCTCCAGCGCAAAATCGATGTCTGCGTCGGTCACTGCTTGGCCTTGCGTGCACGCATCTTCTCAGCCATACCAACGATAGTTGCGGTCATCTCGACCTTCTCCACATAGAAACCCTTCACCTTCCCGCGTGCAATCTCAGCCTGAATCGCTGGGCCGAACTTGTCGGCACGCAGCGCAGCATCCCGCAGGCTCGAAAGCGTTTCTAGGTGGTTTTCTACAGTTTCCTCTGCTTTCGCTACAACTCTTGCACGTAATTCGGTGATTCTTGTAGCAATTTTGGGATGTTTCAGCATGCGACTGACGGTTTCTGTCGCATTCTTCGCATTGCCGAATTTATAACCGGCGCGCGTCAGCGCCTCTTGCCGATCCCCTCCAGTCTCAAAGAAGGCAAGACAGAAAGCTTCTTGCTTCGGTGTCACTTACACAGCCTCCACAACCCGCACCACGCGCGCACACCGGGTGCGTCCAGAGCAGATGCTTTTCACCGTCGGCACCGGCACCTCAAATTTATCAGCCAGCCATCGGACTGACTTACCTTCATCCCGCAACTCAAGCAGTAGATCCACCTCGTGATCGGTCAATACCGCCTTGTGGTGCGACTCCCCAACGCGCTTACCAGATTCCCCAAACATAAACTTTCGTCGGGCTATGCTGGCCTGGGCGCGCAGCAGTGAGGAAATTGGCGGGAACGGTAGTGTTTTGCTTGTGATGTTCATTGCGTAATTCCCTCAAATAAGTCCATCTGGTTCTCTTCAAAATATCCCTGTTTCGCCCTTGTTTGTCCAGCGCGGAATGCTCTACTTTTCGTAGCGGGAAGTTGCATCTTTCTTGCGCAGACTGGGCCCAACGATGCGCGGCCTACCGTGGCAGCGGCTTTGAGTAGCAGGCGGTGGCAACTAGCGCACTTCATGGCACTAAGAGGCACTTTGAGGCACTGCACGCCACTTGCAGCCGGTGCAACCCTTGTCCACCTTGCCAAGCTCTGTGAGCGTGTATTGGCAAGCTTTAGCCATGCGAAACGGCGATGACACCATCCTGGGTGTGCGCGTCACTCCATCCATGAAATGCCCATCCTGCACAGGCACGGACTCCTTGAACGGCTTGCGGTCGTGGCAGCCGTTTCGGTAGGTGGTCGTGTTCATTGCAGAATCTCCCCGGTTTCAGGGTCGATCTGAGCATCAGCAAAGCGCACACCGTGCTCTGCCCCGAATGCGTGCATCAACTCGATCAGGTCCGACATTTCCGCCTTTGTCATGCGGCTGGTCTTGGTGCCCAGCACTACGAAGCCACCATCAATGCCAGGCACTGCGCGTTGCTTCTTGAGGCTGGCCGTTAGGATGTGCTTCCAGTCCTCGGCATCCAGGCGCTGGCCGTGCCACTCCACTTGGGCGGCAATCTCGCCCAGCATCGCCCACAGCTTGCGGTTTTGCGGGGTGCTGCGCTTTTCGGGCCGCAGCTCAAGCACCATGCGGTGCCCAGCCATCAGCATGGACTTGCACATGGGCCACAGTTGCGCGGTCATGGCCTTGTGGGCCTGCACTGGCTCCCAGCATTGGATCGTGAGGCGCTCTCTCATGCCATCGCCCCCAAGTCCCAAACGCTGGATGCCCGGGCGCGCATAGGCTCAGACTTGCGCGCTGCTGGCCGTAGCTTCTCGCGCCAGTCTTGCGCGGCTGCATACATCGTCGGGCTCACAGATCGATCAGCCGTGAGCAACCCCATCCGCACCAGGCGCTGCAACAACTTGCTAGCGCGGGCTGGAGGCCGGTCGCACAAGCCGGAATCGACCACATGATCCGTGCTCAGTGGCCCGGTGCGCTCCATCGCGGCACACAGTTGCACAATGTCGGCACCTACTGGGCGGCTCATGCTTGCACCTCGCGCAGCTTCTGCTTGTAGTGCCGGGCCTTGTCGCCATCCTTGTGCGCCCCCTCTTTGTGCCCAGCCCTCATCGAGTACTTGATGATGTTGCCCTTCAAGAAGCCTCGAAATTCCTCGGGCGTAAGCACCGCCTCCATCACATCCCATGGCTGCATGGGCATGTCTTTGTAATGCGTGCCGTCTACTTGGGTTGCGTCGGCTGAGGGCATCGATATGGCTGCACCCGCCAAGGCACCTTGAGTTTTTTGCGGCAACATCCCCCACGCTTTCTGTTCTTGAAAGCTCAAAGTGGGACCGTCTAATTCTGGATAGCTCATAGCAATTCTCCTTGTTGTTCCGTGACTACCTTGCGGGCCTTCTCAGCCGCTGCCTTGCGCTCTTTGGCTTCACGGACCAGTACATCGGCGCGCACCAGCGGGCAACCCGGTTCATTGGTGGCGAAGGTGTAGGCGTGGCCGTTGAAGGTGATGCCACCGTAGTGGCGGGCCACTGATAGCTGGGTGTGCAGCCAGTTGTGGATGCGTTCTGGTACGGCCAGCGCCTGGGCGGCGTGCGCAGTGCTCGTCAATCTTTTGCCGGGGGTCATAGCCGTGCTTTCTGCATTGCTTCAATCACACGGCCACATCCGGCACCACGGAGGCCCCGTGTGTCTGGCGATATATCCAGATCCATCACGTGTTTAAGCCATCCATCGGCGATGCTTTGGTGGCGGGCACGCTCCCTCTTGGACGTACTCTTTGGCAAACCTTCAAGGGTCGCGTACTGGCATTCCAAGTAATACATCAGCACTACAGCCATTTGCCGTGCGGCGGCTTCCGGGGTTCTGTTTTTGAAAAGTGGATCATTCATAGCTGTGCTTTCAGTTCACGGGCCTTGGCCGCGTAGGTCTGTTTAATCTGCTTGAGGTCTTCGGTGGCGTAGTGCTTTGCCTGGTGGTGACCTTCCAGCCATTCCACAATCTCGATACCCAATTTGCGCACCAACCCCTTGCGGAACAACACGGCATTGCCCGATAGGTGCGTATTGCACGGAGCACACTGCAAATGCACATTCAAAGGCTCGTAGCGCAGCTCAGGGCGTGCGCCAACACTCAGGTAATGCCCGGCGTGATACTGGCCCTGGTGGTGCCGTCCACACGATATGCAGGGTTGTCCTGCATCCCGGGCGCGAACCCATGCGTTAAAAGCCGTCTGCGCCTCCCGTGCCAACTGGGCGCGGCTCTTGAGCTTCTCCAGCTTGGCCCGGGTTTCCTTGCGGTTGGCCGACTCCAGCAGCTTGGCTTTGCGCTCTCGCTCCTTGCGGGCTATCTCCATGCCACATAACGGGCTACATGCTTGGGCCCATGTGCTGCGCGGTTGGAACTCTGCTTTGCAGTTTTTGCAGGGCTTGTATTTGATGGTGGCGATCATTTACGCCCCCTCGGTTCGCAAGCCAAGTCCAACCCCTTCGCCAGCCGCTGCATTTCTGCCGTAAGCGCCTGGGCGATGCCCGTCCATTGCCCGGTGGAATCCGCATCCAGCTGCTTGGCCCGGTGCCACGCGTGTTCCTTGAAGCCCGGAATGCTGGCCATGCGGATTAAATGCGCGAGGTGCAGCGCATAGGTCGGCGTGGCGCTGGAAGCCTGGCAGGGTTGGCAGATCATTCATGTCACCGCCTTTGGTTTCATGAAGGTGATCCAGTGTGTGTCCATGCGCTTTCCGGATTTGTGCCCAAACAAGGGAGGATGTTCAGCCAAAGATAAAACTTCGCTGACCTTAATTTGGATTTCATTCCACTTGAAAATCAGCACTCCCTCGGGCTCTAGAACACGGAAGCATTCGGAAAACCCTTTGCGGATGTCTTCGCGCCAATCTTGGCCAAGCACGCCGTACTTCAACCCAAGCCAGCTAAATGCGCCAGCTTTGCGAAGATGCGGTGGGTCAAAGCTCACCAACTTGAAGGCTCCATCAGCAAACGGCATATTGCGAAAGTCCATCTGCACATCGGGCTTGATGTCTAGTGCCCGCCCGTCACACAGCACATGGGATTCCTCGCGAATGTCACCAAACAGTACCGCTTGATTCTGAGGATCGAACCAGAACATGCGGCTACCGCAGCAGGCATCTAAAACGATTGGCATAGCACTCACATCGACCTCCGGTGCGGGTAGTTGGGAAAGTACATAGGGCAATCGCCCTTCTCACCCACGTACTGCATCGCGTCTTTGTCGAACCACAGCTTGATCGTGGGTTCTTCTTCGCCGTTGCGCTGCTTGCGGCACAGGAGCATGGTGTCGGCTTCGCTGGCCTTCTTGGCGTTCATGCCATTGGCCTTTACGTCGTCCTCTTTAGGCTTGTTGCGCCAAACCATCATCACGTTGTCCACCATGTCGGTAATCGCGCCTGAGCCCTTGTTGTCGTGCTTGTCGGGGATCTGGCTTTCGTTCGCGGGCTTGCGGAGGTGGTGCACCAAGTGGATATGGCACGCATGGTCACGGGCCACGGCGGTCAGTTCATCGACAAACGATTTCTGGCCGTTGTAGTCATCCTCACCGGCCACGCACTTCATCAAGCTGTCAATGAAAATATGGGTGATGCCCAGTTCTTTGGCGCAGTAGCGGGACATGCCGATCACGTTGTCCGCGTCTGCCGTTCCCTGTTGGTCGTACAACCACAGTCCGGAATCTGCCCATGTGCCGAAGTCTTCATACAGCGCATCAATTGCGTCCAACCCTGCGCCCTGCTGAAACTCAGGGCTGAATGGGTTCATCTCACAGAACATGCGGGCCATGCGCTGCACGGTCGTGGCGGGCTTCATTTCAAAGCTGGCGATACAGCACTTTTGCCCCTGACCCAGCAGTGAGAGTGCTACCTGGCTGGTTAGCAAGCTCTTGC